CTTTTTATTTTGTTTTTGTTTGGTTGACTTCGATGCCTTCATTAGCATCAGGGCTGCAGCTTTCACCGCATTTACCTTATTGTTGTTTTTGTTTTTCGTCATTTTTGCGCCAACCACCCTCCTTACGTCACTTAGAAGTGTTTCTTCCTTTTCCGTCTCAACCGCGTTGTGGTCATGCGTCTAGCGTAGTTCTCATTCCCAGGGTCACGCTGGTACTCATTAGCTGCGGTCTCATTCTCGCCGCCCCAAGTAGTAACAGTTACACCCGTTTGTTCAAACTCACTTTTCGCTTTACCAACGGACACGAACTCTCCAGTAGGCATATAACACACCGTATTCGTGACTGCACCACCAGGACCGCTGGGCCGGATCCAATCCTTCCCATCAATCTGATGGTTTTCAGCACGCAATCGCTGCGCTCTCTCTCTACCGTTTTCGTTGCCCATTTTTACACCACGTTTCAATAGACCCGGTGTGTCTGCTCCCATATCAAATAGCTGAAAAGGATCATTCCAATAACGAACAAGGTTGCCAGCAATACGCGGCACGAGCGACATGGAACGCGTCTTATCGTAGTAGACCCGGTCTGCCTTACGAAGACAGCTCGAATCTTTACAAAGAGCGTACGCAGTGTCATGCTCGCGCGAAAGCGCGTCCAGCTTACTTTTCGGTTTGGCTTTTCCATTAGCTACAGAGCCCTGAAACTTCCCGTCACTCAACCACGGGCCAGTATAGTTCTCTTGAAAATACGGCAAACTCCACTCAGGTAACATTTACTCCACCTCCTCCACGTCACGTACATACCAGTTTAACGTCATGGTAGGACACAGAAAACCTAGCAATCCATCTCACAACCCTTGACCTTCATCTGCAATTCGAATTGCGTTTTAGCAAAACTCAGCGGAAACAGGGCAGGGTGCTCCTTGCGTAGCTCCGTAAACATTCGTTGTAGGATCTTAAAGCGAGGAGTATCCCAGACGTAATTCAACATGTGGGATGCAAGCGCACCAGCCAAGTCGTCCACTTTCTGTGTACGCAAAGCTGCAATGTGCTTAGTGAAACGAAGGGGCACGAACTGCCAAAAGCCTTGCTTCTTATACAATTTGCTGGAGAAAAACTCGCATCCGTCGAAGCCCTCGTGAACCACGAACTCAGAAAGTTCGCAGCCGAGCGCAGCGGCGGCTTTGATGTAAGCCCCCTGATTGAATCCGGCCGGGAACGTCTGAAGCACGTCATCACCGCCAGCAAGAATCGCGTATTCAGGCTCAAGCATCTGCTCGACTGTGATACCAACTCTCTGGCTGATGAGCGCGTGCAACAATAGTTGCCCGACTGAATTCGCAAAAAATGTCAGAAGCCACCCACTGTCCATAGCTCCGTTGTACTTCGATTGGTACACGTCGCCATTGGTGCAGCGGTAGCGCGTTTGGTGAGAGACCTCACGCACAGAGCCTCTGATATCCTCGAGGTAGCCTTCCCATCCCTCGTCACTCCACGAATCATCGCGGACGGCGAGGCCAATGAGGACATCCTCGAGCATCTCAAAGAGGTACTCGTAGTACATGTAATCCCAGTTCGTCTTGTCGCTCTCATACACCGCCTTCCCCGTAAAGCGGCGTACTAGGTTCTCAATGTGGCCGGCAACTTGTGGTGCATAGCCGCCAACAACAGGCGACTGCATCCAGTTTTCGACCCCTTGATGAAGCATATCTTCAAAGACAGCTTGATGCTTCACCATTTTGTGGAGAGGTAGCCCCGTGATCACACGAGCCATACCCTTGTCGATTTTCTGCTTCTTCGTCGGCTCGCTCTTGATGAAGACCTTGACATCGAATGGTTCTTTCCACTCTTTGCCAATGACCTCCACAAAACCGGGCGTCGTGAAATGCGCAAGAACATCTTTGTTCAAGGGCAGGCCCATGCCTTGGTA